TCCTGAGCTTAAGACTGAGAATATTGATCCGTTTAAGGATGCTCCTACTACAGATACAAATAATATGGATGCTGTCAACAAGGCAGTGTTCTTAAACAATAGTATCGAACGTATCCAAAAAGAAATTGTAGAACATAATCTTGTCATTGATAAGATTTCTACTATTGCTGATGATCTTAGAGCAGTTGCTAAGCCAACGGAAAGACAACGTGAAGCATTAGCTAAGATTGAAAAGGCTATTGCTTCTAAGGCAGAGAAGATTGAAGAGTTACAGAAAACTGTAGATGAACATAATGTAAGTATTGACGAACTTCTGAAATTCGCAGATGTGCGTAAAGAAGATGTTATGCCTGTTAAGGATGAACCTGTTCTTACTGAGGCAGTTGTTCCTAAAAAAGAATCTGTGTTTAGAACACAAGATGAAGTGTGGGATGCAATGGAGAAGTCATTGTCTGAAACTACAAGTTCAATGGAAGCTCTTCGCAAAACACAACAAGAAACTAAAGATTTAATGACTGAGCGAAATGCTCTAATTGAAAAAAGAAATAAATCATTAGAAGAACGTTTGCGTCTTGCGGCAATTGATGATAAGTACAGTGAAATTAATGTTCGTAATGATCCTCGGAATGAGTTACATAATACTCTAATTGAATTGCAAGAAACCTTAAGTGATTATAAAGAATTTCCAGATAACTATGGAGAGGATTTTTTACGTGTGCGTATTCCACTTGTTGAACAACAGATTGCTAAGTATAAAGAATATCAACGTAGAGTAGAGGCAGCGATAAACAAACCTCCAGAACAGTCTTCGTTTGTTCGTCTGAGTTCTGCTGAACGTGCACTGGAAAGTATCGAACAGGCTCAACGTGCAGGAGAAGTTCCAACTGACCTTCCTCCACCTGACATTGATACTGTAGAAAATATCAATAGAATTCCTAAGCCAGTTGAAGGTGATTCACTAGCAAATTCACGTAACTTCATTACGGATACTGGCGACATTGGTTTTCATTCTTCTAATGAGTTTCTAAATAAAGTTATTAATATTCCACTAGAGTTTGGTAAACGCTTCCTTAATCCTTGGGCACTGAAGAATTTCTTCCCAAAGAATCGTCTAATTAACGAAGTGTCTGATATGGCATATCGTGGACGCAATGAAGCTATCCAACTAAAGAATGAACTTTTGTATGGTAAGGTTAGTGAAGAACAATTTAAAGCTGACTTTGGAGACAAGCCATTAAAGTTATTTAAACTTGATAAGATCAAGACTAGTGATAGTCTTCTTCAAGCAATCGAACAGGTCAAGTTTAAAGATATTTCCAAGATGATTGAAGGTTTCGTGGATGCTTATCGTGATGGGGTTTCACCATATCAGAATGTAGATAAGTATTTTCCAAATGCTACAGCAGAACAAAAGAATTTTGTCCGTGTTGTTGAGTTAGCTTCTAAGAAGATGATTGAAAGTGTTAACAGGGATTTATCTAAGCGAGGTCTTCCACCTGTTAAAGAAGTTCCCGGATACTTTCCGATTTCAAACATTGGTAAGTATTATGTAGACCATGTAGCAAATGGTCAGTTACTTGAGCGTAACTTTACTTTCTTCTCAAAGAAGGAAGCACAAGCTTACGCAGATCGTTTAATGAGTAATGATCCACGCACTACCGCACATGTTGGTGAACGTGAACAGGATGTAGATTATAAATCTATTATGGATGTTCTCAATGAAATTATTGATAGTGGAAAACCTGCCCCTGCCTATGCTCAATATGTTAAAACACAAATTGAAACTAAGGCTAGTCAAGTTGGTAAACATAAAGAACATCGTAGTCTTATTCGTGGATTTAGTGGTGAGCGTATTGGTAATGAAGAGGAACGTGGTAGAAATTTCGCACAAGGTCTAGTTAACTGGGTCAATGAATATTCCAACTCTGCTCGTGTACGTAAACTCATGTTCGATTCATCTGAGTATATGTCTCGTGCGGAAATCGCAGAGCTAATTCAGAAACAACCAAATGCAAACGCAGTTGTAAAACATTTCCTAGATAATGAACTAAACGTCTTTGGAACAAAGCCACTAACAAAGTCTGTAAATGATTTTGGTTCTGTATTTCAAGATGTGGTTAATGAAACATCCTATCTTTCTTCTGGCAAACACATTCCTAAAGATGAGATAGAGAGTGCTTTTAATATAATGCGTAGGTTAGGTTATAACATGAATCTAACTTCTGCTCCTGTTACATGGGTATCTCAGGCAATTGCTCCACTACAAGCTGGTCGTATGCTTCTTAAGGAAGGTGCAAATCCAATAGAAGCTCTTGCTGCAAGTTTTAGAGGTATTGCTAAAACTTTCTTTAAGTCAATGCATGATGAAGATTCTATGCGTGGATTTTTACATGTGTCTCAAACACTTGACACTGTGCATAAAACAATTCATGCTGATCTTGGTGGTATTGATGCTGCTTCTGTAAACAAATCTAAGCTTGAGAAGTGGTATGCGCGTTTGGTTGGTGAAAAACTAACTGAAGGTGCTGACACATTCAGTCGTGTTGTGTCTTACAACATGGCATATGAGTTCTTAAAGAATCAAGGCATATCTGGTAAGGCGTTGTGGGAAGAAGCTGGTCGTATTGCGAATGAAAATATGATTCCGATGGGACGTGAAAATCTACCAACCTTATATAAGGAACTGGGTTGGTTTGGCACATCCATGTCTCCACTTAAGGGATTTATTCATGGACAAATGTCCAATCTCGCAGTAGATGTGAAAGGAACGGTGCAGGGTACGGTTGATTTTGCGAAAAATCCAAATGCCCAAACCTTTTCAAAAGCTACTGGAGAAAGCTTATCTCTCATTGCGAACATGCTTTCTATGATGATTATGGGTGGTCTACTTGGTCTACCATTCTTAGCAGACTATGAATACATTAGACAATTACTTGTCAAGTCTCAGTCTATTGGTGCAGATACTTTGCCTAGTTGGACAAAGGTTGCAGAGCAGCATTCTACATTAGTATCGCGCGGTTTGATTTCAGGTCTAACTGGAATTGATATGAGTGCTTCCACTCGTTATCAATCAATCATGAAACCTTTTGGTGATATTGCACAAGCACCTTCTTGGGCTGATGCCTCTCTTCCATTCTCTGCAACTAAAAATTTAATTGTAGGTGGTGTTGGTGTTGCTAAGGATGTGTATGGAAATGTACATGATCCAGAAGCACAGAAGAATTGGGACAAGGTTCTACCTCGCGGTATTGCTCGTGGTATCAAAGACGATGTGTACAATCAACATGGATTCACTCAGTTTGGTAAACGAGGCGAAGCTATGGTTGAGAGAACCCCTCTAGAACGCACAGCAAAGTACCTAGGATCGTCTTCTGTAACTGAGTCCAAGGCACGTAACCAACGCAATGAAATTGAAGCAACCAAGATGAGTACAACACAGCGCAAGCAGTATGCTATTAATCTGATGTTGAGTTCAAATCAAAGCGACAAAGATGCGGGTCAACAGATGATTAAAGACTTATATGTTAATGGGGATATATCTTCTGATGAACTGAAGACTATGCTGAAGAATGAAGTCTTTAAGCAGAATAGACCAGTCTTTGAACGTATGATTACAAACAATCAAGGTAAGTTCAAAACCAAAACACAAGCACGTAATCTACGTGAACTGATGGAGATGGGATATGGAGATAATCAGTAATGGATAATATTCCTAAACAACAATTTGGTGTGTATGGAAATCCACGAGAAGACTTTGAAAATGCAAAAGCCAGTTTGTCCGGCTTTTTCGGTTTACCAAATGAAACTAGTGTGATGAACCCTGCTTCTGGAAATGCTTATCGTAATTCAGAACTTGCTAGTCTCTTCTCAGATTTGATTCCGGGTAAAGCACCATTAGCTGTTGGTGCTGGTATCCTGAAGAAGTTCCATACCATTCCCAGTTATCTCAAAGAGTCTATTGCTAATGGTCGAACTGCTAGACAACTATTTGATGATCACAATGCTGTTAAAGTTGGTGACGATTATTTCCAGTTTCTAAAGGATGATATTAAACTTCCACCAAAAGATTACAATGGTGGTCACTATACTGTTAGAGATTTAACAAATGGTTTGTCTAAAAACGTTAGTAATATTCCAGTTTCTTTTGAAAACATGGGTAGAACTAAGTGGGGAAGAGCTGAAAGATTTGAAGACGGTAGACACAAAATAACTATTAATAATGGATTATCAGACTTGTCTAAAAAAGAAACTATTGCACATGAAATTCAACATCCTTATGATGTTCTGTATAATAATCTTGGTGGTGGTACAACCGTATCACGATCTAATGGTTCTCGTACAGATTACAATCATAATTTAGGAGAAGTTCGTGCAAGACTAAATGCATTACTAAACAACGATCCTGACCATTATCAGGGATTACAATCTGTTTTTTATGCAAATGAATATGATCCACGAATGTTGTGGGAGTAAAACAAAAAGCCCTCAAGGATTTCTCCAAGAGGGCTTTTTTACGTCTATTACTTTTGCTTAGGTCGGAACATTATACCAACTTCCCAATCAGGTTCTTCATCAAAGTATGTCATAAATATAACACCTTCTTTACCTTCGGGATGTTGTTTAACTTCTTGCAGAGTCTCCAATAGTAGTGCTTTAAATTCTTCGTTCATTTTATCTTTCTTATTATTATTGTTTGAGGTGATGGACTCGAACCATCTTTCAGATGCTATTGTCTAGCTGCCTATGCCCTTTGGCTTACCTCAAATACCACAAACACCACTTACACAAGCACGATCAATGTTCTCTTCATAAACAATGCCTCTATGACGAAGTGCTTCTTCATATGGAACTTCTGTTAGAGGTTGACCTCCTCGACTTCCATCTGGATAGCATGTGAATCCCCGTAGTCGTGGAGCATACTTTGATAGAATTTGTGCGAAGCTGCTAACATCAGATTCTGTGTTTCCCTTGCTTCCCCACGAAGGTAAGTTAATCGTGGACGAAATTGACATGTCAACGTAATCTTGAATGTCTGCTTGGAACTTGAGTCGTTTTTCGTAGTCATGGCTGAGTCCATATGCAGTCTCAATCTTGTTAGGATCAAGACCATATTCCTTGATTAGTTGATCGGCAGTTGTGTCAATAACATATTCATATTTCCACTTCGTTCCATCAGTGAGATAACGGCGCTTGTAAGCAACTGCAAACAGTGGTTCAATGCCTGTAGTTGTTCCTGCGAGGATACCAATAGACCCTGTTGGGGCAATTGCTCGATAAGCAACTGGCTTTGAGATGAACAAGCGTTCACAATGTTCATTAGCTGATCGTTCTGATTCATTCTTATATACCTTTAACCATTCGTGTAATTCTGGAGTTACTTCGTATCCTTGTCCTCGTTGTAGAAGCCATGCATGGATACCCATAAGTCCCAGTCCAAGTCGTCGATTCTTTTCGCGGACCTTGTAGACTTTATCATACGGGAGATCGGCACGTAGCGTTCCACAAACAAGGAACTTGGAGCCGAGTTCAACAATATGTTTAAATTCTTCAATGTTCTGAATGTTACTGAGATTGATGCTACCAAGGTTACATACATCAGAGTCATCCTCAGACGTAACTTCAGTACATGCATTGCGAAGGGTTTCATTTTGCTTATCACCAAAGTTAAAAGAGAAGCCAGGTTCACCAGTCTTCATTGCCTGACGACAGTTCTCTACAAAGGTATGTAGACTTGCACGATCGGCATTGTACAACCACTTGTCATCATAATTAACAGAAATGTTAGTCATGTCAAGAGGAGCAGCAGCATTGAAGTCTTTGTCCTTCATTGCTTTGATTTCATCAGACCAATTCTTAGCAGTTAAAAAGTCCGGAATGTCTTCGTGCAACCAGTTGAGACTTGCGTAGATCGCGGATCGTCTTGATCCACCTTGCATCACTCCTCGACCAACTTCGTTTAGCATCTGCATCAGTGGGATCGGACCGCTGGACAATCCACCAGTACGACTCAGCGGCTTCCCTTTCGGACGTAGAATAGAATAATCTACACCAATGCCACCCCCAGTCATTAGGCAACTCACTGCCCGTTGTGTTAGGTTTGCCCATTCTTCTCGTGTGTCCTCTTCAGCTCGCAGTAAAAAACAGTTATTAAAATAAGAGTTACCCCTACCGGCATACCAAAGATAACGACCGCCGGGTACAAACTTGAATTCTTTAATATACTGAGCCAGTGCATCACGATCCTCCTGAGACATGATAGGTTTATCCTTGCCCCATCGTGAACCACATACATCTTCAACCAATCGTTCTGCAAGAGCATCCCAAGTATCATTAGGGCCTTGTGCATACTTGTTTCTAAAAATGTTCTCACTAAAACTATTCTTGAATCGGTTAATCAACATTACGAATATAGTCCTTTAATTGTTGTTCCCAATCTTTATCTTCAATATTATGAAGTAATCGGGTCAGAGTCTTGCGCTCTTTATGATGTTCTTTTTTCGTGGTGGAAGGAAGATTATCCTTCTTCCCTGTCCACGGTTTCGTCATCTTCATTGTAGTAATCTCGAATCCTTTGTTGCTTATCGAAAATAACGCCTTCTAATAGGTCTACAAGCTCTTCAGATGAGACATCTACAATCTCTAGTATAGATACCTCATCCTCATGCTTTAACCTCTGTAAGAGATCGTCAAATGTCACTTCACAAATTTAGCAGTAATGCGTGCGCCAAAGAGAAAACCGAATGCAATATTAGCAGCTTCTAGAGCAAGTGCTTTTACAGCAAGATCAATCTCAGGAACAAATGCAGAAGTAATACCACCACCAATAACAACAAAGGCAGCGATGTAACGAGCAGAAGCGCGAAGATCAACAACCCACTGACTCGGTGTACCGCCGGGGTTGTCAAGAGCAGCAACTGCTTCTAGACGTTTGATGTCTTGTTCTTCTAGTTGAATTTGTTCAGCAACAGTTGTTGGTTTAACACCACCAGTGATAGCGTTAATACCCTGTTTGATACCCTCAACACCGACAGGAATCAGTGCTGAGAGTAAGGTAGTTAAAAGCATACTCATATTATGGCATCCATGTAAATAAATTATTATCTAGCTCTTTAGCTAGAATATTATTAATTGTTTTGGCTACATCTCTAATTTCCCATTGCGCATGTGTGTCTGCACGAAGAGCAATGAAATCTAGCCATGCTTGAAAATTACCCACAACAATTAGTTCTGTAGTGGTTGCTTCTGGCAGGACAAATCGTGCATCTTCCTTCTTCATTCCTAAAGAAAGAAGATTCTCATATGTACGTTTAGCAGATTGAATTGCAGTATAATACACTTCTTCTTGTTCTTTATTTAGATTAGGAACAACATAATCTGCATTTACTTCTTTGCAATATCGTTGAGATCGTTGAAGAAAGTCTAGATGTTTAGAACGGACAAATTGATGAGAACAAACTCGACTAATTCCAGACACACGGAAAACAGCAGAAGCAAACCTAAGAGTAGCAAGATGACCTTTATCCTTGCAGCTAATAGCACGACGGACACAAGAATTAGAATCCATAGAACTGTTGTAGCAAATTCCTGCATATTGTCCGATCTTTTCTAAAGCATTAGGAGTAATGTCCAAGAGTTCAACGTTCATCGCCGGATCCAGTAAGAACATTACGTGTCTTGCGAGACTCTAGTTTACTGTGATTGATTTCTAGAACATCCTCAAACTGATAACCAAAAGCTTCTGCAAGTCTAGCCACATACCAGCAAACATCTCCAAGTTCATAAATAACACCACCAACATCTATTTTATTATCACGTAGAAGTTTCTTGATCTTGTCAGCAACTTCGCCGGCTTCTCCATTAAGGCCAAGTGCAAGGTAAGTTAGTTCTTGGTCGTTACCTGTACTAGCCCCCGGATAAATGGCGGTTGTGTGTGTCCACTCTTGATATGAGTTTGCGTTCATTGTGTAGTATCCTTTTGTAGTTCTTCATATGCAATCAAAGCATCAAGATAAATCTTAGCTTTGTGTAAATCACGTAGGCCAGCCTTCTCACGCCAACGGAAAACATACTTCATAATATTACCTTCAGCAAATGGAACCTGTCGATCAATCAACAGGTCCATAAGTCGGGTGTCTTTATAGTGACTCGGACTTTGCATAATGCTCCCGTAAATATTTTAAACTTACAAAGTGTTCATCAAAAGAACCATCTTGTACATCATAGGCCATGAGAATTCCACGAAAATGATTATTACCTGTTGGTGTTAGGTACTCTTCATCATGTTCATAACAACTGCCTGCAATAATGCAAGTGATAGTGCTACCGTCTGGGCGTTTGCCATAAGCCACTTGCTTCCCCTGTTGATGACCAGCAATGCAAGACATATGCAACTTACTAACCATAGCGGAAGCAGTAGTTGCAGCACGACCCATAACACCAGTAGGAAAATAATGGCTATAAGCAATTCCATCAATGAAAACAGGTTTAAGGAAGTCATGAACTTCCCAATCTTGATATGGGAGATCGTTTGTACTAATGAGTCCTTCCAGTTTCGGATCGTCATTGATAGCCCTATTAATACGGTTCTCATGATTACCTAGAAGCATCACCTTTCGCGGGTTATATTGTTTCTTTTTGTTAGCTTTAGCTGAAGCATTGTAAGAATACAATGGATCAAGAAGACACTGCATAGCCTTGTTAGCTGCGTCAATGTCCTTCGTATAGCGCCTACCTTCAAATGATTTCTTTCCTATATCATAGCTAGAGAGACTCGGCATGTCTGCAAAGTCTCCTAGGTGAACAACAACATCAGGCTTAACATCTACGATGTACTGAC